AAAAGAAAACCAACGCCTGAAGTTCTGCTTAATGAGCCGCTTATGGCCTCCTACGAGAAACAAACTTTTGCCGCCGCTGCGACTCGAACCAGATCTAATCGTGCAGCTTCTATAGAAAGAACTAAAAGATACGCCAACATTGACGATGGGTTAATTCCATTTAAATATACATCCGGCAAATATAACACTAATAGTACCTTAGACATCAAAGACGCTATTACCCTTTGCCAGAAAGCTTATTATAATTTTGCTATATTTAGGAACACGATTGACTTGATGACAGAGTTCTCCTGTAGTCCAATCTATTTTTGTGGAGGCAACAAGAAATCCAGAGACTTCTTTGAGGCTTTTTTCAGGAAGATAAACCTTGCGGCTCTACAAGATAAGTTCTTCAGGGAGTACTACAGATCTGGAAATATTTATATTTATAGGTTTTTCTCGAAACTTAATAAATCTGACCTACTCAAAATAAACCAAACTTATGCCGACTTAATTTCTGAAGAGGGAGATAATAAAGTTCCTTCGAGATATATCATTTTAAACCCAGCTGATATTTTAATGAATGGTAACGTTTCTTTCGCAAACGCCACTTATTATAAAAATATATCTGATTACGAACTAGAAAGATTAAGAAACCCCAGAACAGAAGACGACAAACAAGTTCTGCAAGCCTTACCCAAAGAAGTAAAAGAGAAAATCAAAGACGGTAAGACCACCGAAGTAAGAATCCCTCTCGATAGAGAAAAAGTCACTGCAGTATTTTACAAAAAGCAAGACTACGAACCATTTGCTGTTCCAATGGGTTACCCGGTCTTGGAAGATATTAACTGGAAAGCTGAATTGAAAAAAATGGATATGGCAATTAGCCGCACAATGCAGCAAGCGGTCCTTTTGGTTACAATGGGTACCGACCCAGAGAAGGGGGGAGTTAATCAAAAAAACTTGGAGGCTATGCAGAAACTATTCGAAAACGAATCGGTGGGAAGAGTCCTCATAGCGGACTATACAACTAAAGCTGAATTTGTCATTCCCAATATCGCTTCAATATTGAATCCCGCTAAATACGAAATGGTGAACAAGGATATTCAAATTGGATTAAATAATATTTTAGTAAGTGGCGATGAAAAATTTGCCAACGCACAAATCAAAACACAAGTTTTCGTAGAAAGACTAAAACAGGGAAGACAAGTGTTCTTGAATGAATTTTTGATTCCAGAAATAAAGAAGGTTTCCAAAACTCTAGGATTTAAAAACTACCCAGAACCTAAATTCGAAGATATAGAACTTAAAGACGAAACAACCTATTCTAGAATCTATACTAGGCTTCTGGAACTTGGAGTTCTAACTCCAGAGGAAAGTATAGAAGCTATAAGTAGTGGAAGACTTCCCACCGTAGAAGAATCAAAAGAGGCTCAAGAAAGATATAGAGATTTAAGGGATGACGGTTTGTATGAGCCAGTACTTGGAGGACCCTTCTCTACCCAAAAGACAGCCAAGATAGCTCAAAAAAATAACCAAGAATCTCAAAATGTTCCCAAGGAGAATGGTAGACCCGAAGGAACTGGTACCCCGCAAGAAACCAAGAAGATAGTTCCTATTGGCGCTAATGAATTCAAATTCAGCTTGGAGAAGATTAAAGAAAATCTAATCGCCGCTCAAAAGCTAGGGACAGAAGTGGAGGCCTCGTTAAGAAAAGCCTACAAAAAAAGAAAACTTAGTCAAGCACAGAAATCAGTAGCTTCTCAAATTTCCGAATTGATTATAGCTAATGAAGATCCGCCTAAATGGAGCTCTAAGATTAAAGATTATCTCAAATCCCCAATGGATAAAAATCCAGAAAGAGTAGATAAAATTAAAAATATATCATATGATCATCAAGTAGACATCTATCTAGCAAGTATTTTATATAATAGCAGAACATTATGAGTGAAGGAACACAAGACATAACGGAATACAATGACGAACTGAGCGTGGATATAGAGCTTCCGGATATACCCATACCGACGGCAGTAGAAGAAGAAAAAAAGGTTGTCAAAGATGAAGTGGAAGTCGCATTTAAGTTCGCTTTTATTGGTGCAGGACAAGGGGGCTCAAGGATAGCTGAGACTTTTAATAAATTTGGTTATAGAAAAATAGCAGCAATTAACACAGCAGAGCAAGATCTCAATACTATCAAGTTAGATAATAAGCTTTGCATAGGTGACGGCGGGGCAGGCAAGGACCCAGAAAAGGCTGCTGAAATATACAAAAGCAAAGAAGAGGATGTCTTGGATTTCATGAGGTATTCTTTTGGTGATGAGTTCGATAGAATTTTTGTTTGCGCTGGTAGCGGAGGCGGCACCGGTGCTGGATGTGTGATTCCACTAGTTAACACTTCCATAGAATTACAAAAATCATTAGGTATAGAACCCAAGGTTGGTGTTATTTTAGCCTTGCCTAAATCTTCAGAAGGCAAAAGGGTAAACGCTAACGCTTATAAGAGTTTGGAAAATATTTATGATCTCGTCGAGGATGGGGTAGTCTCTCCTTTGATTATCGTAGACAACGAAAGAATTAGCAAACTGTATCCGGGGTTAGTGGTCTCTAATTTTTGGCAAACAGCTAACGGTAGTATGGCTGGGTTATTCCATCTATTTAATCTGACAGCTGCGAGGGATAGCACCTATACAGCTTTTGACTCCAAAGACTTTAAGACGGTCTTAGATAGTGGGTTGATGGTTTTTGGCGCTGCGCCAGTTAAAGATTGGAGCGACTCTGTGAGTATTTCTAGAGCCGTAAGAGATAACCTAAAAGGAAATATACTTTCGGGTGGAATCGATTTGTCTACGGGAGATTGCGCTGGCGTTATCATAGTGGGAGGCAAAGAGGCTCTCGATAATATTCCCCAAAGGAACTTGGATCAAGCTTACGATCAACTTTCTAGAATTCTCAAAAAGAACAGTACGGTCCACAGAGGTATATATAGCGGAGACAAAGAAGGTCTTACCGTATATAGTACAATTGGAGGATTAGCTAGACCAGTAGACAAGCTCAAAGAGTTGAGGAATCTTGGAGATCTAGGAGTTAAGGAAACGGAAAAACCTTAAATCTAAGTGTAATAATCTTCTAGCGTGTTGTTGAAGCTTGAAATAGAGCAGATCGAAGGAATGGTTTTCCCCAGAGATACTGATGACGACAAACTTTTTATCAAAAGTTCCGGTCAGATTATTAATTATCTAAAAATTAAAGTTTCATCCCATAACAAGCTATACCCAAAAGCTCGCACCAATATAAACCAACTCAAAGAAGTTTTTTCCAACGCTCCAGTGAATGAAAGCACGGAAGACGTTGTTACTCAAGCTATCGCTTATGTAAATGAGTATCTAAAAATGAAACGGAATAAAAATTTTAAAGGGTTATACAATAAACAGTTGAATTTAATAATTGACGATAATCAAATCATTGCGGCCCGCAAGGAACTGGAAGACACGAAGCTACTAGATATCCGAGTAAATTCTTTGGATAATCTATACATAGAAAATTACGAAAAAAATAGTCTTTTAGAATGGTTTGACGTGTAATCAGCTACAGGAGTAGATCAAAATGGCGGAAGTAAGCGAAGTTTATAGAATTTACAAAGGAGCAGCATCAGAAGATGGCTGGAAGGATGTGGACATCACCTCGGCTAGCGGAGACGTTGTAGATTTTACTATCAGTGAGGTAGTGAACATCGACGGGGTTGCGGTGGGCGATGTAGAAACTGCTGTAGATTTAGCTACCACACCACACGATAGACTCTACGATAAAGACGGAACTACGGATACGGAAGAAGCCCCAGAAGAATAAAACCGATGAAAGAGCCAAAATATAAAACAATTTTTAGTTCAGAGATTAGAACTATCGTTTCAGAAGAAAAAGACGAGTTCCTAGCTTTAGCCTCCATGGTTGATCTTGAGGAGTTTATTCCTGATATCGATACGGATAAAGATGTCGATTTGTTACCAATAGCCTTTAACGCTTTCGTAGCCAACAGGGTTAATAAGAATGGCGACGTTATTAATACTGCTAGTGCTTTGGCTATGTATAAAAATTTCAAGAATAAGCCAATTAATGTCGAGCATAATAGAGACAGGGTTATCGGGACTTTGTTAACTGCTGGATTTTCTGAGTTCGGAACAGATAAACCACTAACGGAAGAAGAAGTTAAGGATACTAAAAATCCATTCAATGTTACCCTTGGTGGTGTTATATGGAGGGTTGTTAATCCAAACATGGCTGATTTTATAGAAGATAGCGCTGATCCGACTAGTGAGAACTATATGAAAGTAAGCGCTTCTTGGGAATTAGGTTTCACTGATTACAATATAGTAAAACTCCCAGAAGGGGAAAAGAATATAGCAAACGGTAGCTTCATCACAAACCAAAGCGAGGTTGAGGAGCTTTCATCTTCTTTAAAATCATTTGGTGGCGACGGCAAAACAGAAGACGGCTCGATGATCTACAGGCAAGTTATTAATGAAATTATTCCACTTGGCGTTGGTTTAACGGAAAACCCAGCTGCCGAGGTTGCCGGCGTGTCCGTAGCCCAAGAAGAAGAGGAGGTTCTAAGAGAACTCTCCTCGAAAATAACTGTCGAGAAAAATCCCGCAAGACCAATAACAGAGATTAGGGAAAAAGTTGTCTCTGAGATAGAAAAAATAGCAGCAAGTAAAAAACAAGTTTCTGAAGAAAAATATTCCCAAAAGGAAGAAAAAGCTGTAAGTCAATTTAATAGAGGAAGTAATATGAAAGTAACGAACATTAATCAAATTACTGATGACACGTTGAAGGAGCTTTCCGCCTCTGCTGTTTCTGATTTTATTGAGGATGAATTGAAAAAGGCATCCGAAGATTTCCATCAGGAAAAGTCGAGACTGGAAGATTCAATGAAGGCATCCTTAGAGGTTCAGGTAAAGCTAGAAGAGCAGAATAAAACTATTCAGGAAAACCTTGATAAAGTTAACTCTGCCCTTGCCAAGCTAGAATCTGAAAAAGTTGATAGGGAGTCTCAAGACACCTTCAACTCACGAATGTCTGCTCTTGACGAGCAGTACGAACT